GTGCAACTGTCTTGACTGTGCTGTTAGTGTTCTGAGAAACCCAATTGAGCAAGCCTGCTTTATCGGCTTTTACTTCATCAATCAATGCTTCAATTTCGGCCACTTGATCTTTTGTGATGACTGGCGCTTGCTCTTGTTTTGGCTTGCTTGCTGCATTGCCATCATCGTCTTCTGGTGCAATTCCGCATGCAGACATGAGCGAATAGCGTCTTGCGTAAGTCAGTGCAGAGCCATATCCTTGAGGGTCTTGCTTTGATGCTGGAACATGAAGACGACCAGCACTAAATGTTTCACCAGACTCATGAATGAATAATGTCTCAACGGTAACACCAGACTCGCATTCATGCGTTGGCTGCATGAGCATGATGCCATTTTCATTTAGTGAATCAACGACAGCTTCAACACAGGCTGACAGATCAGCATAGCGGCTTTTAAAGTGCGGGTTTGTTGATGATTTGAGTGCTGGGCCAAATGCTTTTTGTGCTTTGACCAAAGCTGATGCGATTTTTTGCATTTCAATTCCTTGTTAGTTGCGAGTTACTGGTTGTGCCAAAAGCCATTTGTTACCGAGCTGGTGGACTGATCGTGCCCACTTGAGCTGATAACTACGAATTACATCGGGGGATGCATTGTACGTCTTAAAAAGCTGCCTGGCGTACTTGAGAAGTGAAGTGTTCATACATTTCCTTGGTTGATGAGCTTCTATTGTTGTCCAGCAAAACAAAGAAATCTATAGGTGAAAACCCCTAGATAAAAAACTTTTTTTAATGGTAATCTCGCTGTATGAACCCACAAGACTATGACGAACTTATGGCTAGTGACGCATTGTTAGACTATGCTTTTTCGCTTGTCAAACAATATGTCGATCACCCTGGCGATGTAGATGCGGCTACCAAAGCACTTCTGATCGTCACACTGGAAAGCCTTTTCAACCGGAGAATTTACATTGAACAAATCGTTAGCTAAGTTGTTTTATCTTGAACAAATCGAAAAGACAAAAGATCATCATCGAAAGATTGCTAACCGATTGACTGAAAGATTTGATGTTAGTGCGGCTGATATAAAAAATGAACTCCTTGCAGATGGTTACATCAAGCTGGATAAGATGGTTCGCATTGAACGAAACAATAGAAACAACTATTTTTTTGTTTTGACTGGCAAAAAGTTTTCCCATGTTGAAGAACCAGAAAAGATCAAATCAATCGTGATTGATGAGTTCTGGCCTTGCGGTACAAAGAAATCTTCAGGCAATGCGTTTGACTTGAGCAAATCTAAGGGCATTTTCTCGACAAGGGAGATTGCAAACATGGCGAACAAGGGTAAGCCTAACAATTACCCTGTCATTGCATATTCAAGGGCTTGATATGGGTAAAGGTTCTGCAAGTCGTCCGTACTCTGTTAGCGCAGAGGATTTTTCGTCCCGTTGGGATGCCATTTTTTCAAAGAAGGGTAATTCAAATGATGAGTCTGTTCAAAAAGAAACCAGTGGGCCAAATGGCTCGACTGAAGCTGATCCTGTCCCGCAAGGAGGGAGCAACAGCAGCGGAGATAGCTCGATACCTTCCGACAACCAGCCCTCACAGTAAGCTTGCTCGTCTTGAGCGTGACCACTTATGGACAGTGTTGCGTAAAGACAACAACAACGGAACTAAACAGTATTTTGGCAAACCACCAAAAACAAAATGACAACAATTCAATTTTTTACATTGCTGATTTTCATCATTCAAGTGCCAACAATAACTGACGATCAACGATCTGGTATTTGCTGGTGGCTTTTTTTCATTGGTGTTCTTGTGCACTACTTTGGATGATGATATGATTTGCTCAGACGGTTTAGATGTGGCGTGGACAAGACGCTTATACATCTAAGCCTTCAAATGGCTGACCCCCTGATGTTTGGTACTTGTCCTACCGAGCCTCAGGGGGTTTTCTTTTTGGAGTGTTATGCACTATTACCAGTTCAACATTGGGGACTATGTATCCCATACGAACCATCTAGACCCGATTGAGGATATTGCTTATCGCAGAATGCTTGATTGGTGTTACACGCACGAAACTGTTTTGCCGAAAGATGTGCAAGAAATTTCCAGATTGATTCGTATGCGTGACCATGCGGCTGCAATCAGAGAAGTTCTCAATGAATTCTTTGAGTTGACAGAAAATGGTTGGTTTTCATCGCGTGTTCAACGCGAGATAGACAACTACAGAACGAAAGTTGAACAAGCGTCTAAGGCCGGTAAAGCATCCGCGCAACGGAGGCTCAACGCCCGTTCAACGGACGTTCAACCAACCAATAACCAAGAACCATTAACCATTAACCAAGAACCAAATAATTCCGTAGCTAAAGCTACGGGCGACAAGTCGCCGCTGACTGCCGATGAAATCATTTTTGGTTACGGATTGCCTTTGCTAACCAATGCGGGAACTGCTGACAAACAAGCCCGGTCGTTTTTGGGGGGCTTGCGGAAATCGCATGGTGACGAATCGTTGGTGAACGCCTTGCGGGAATGTATCCGCGCAAAACCATTGCAACCTCTTGAGTGGCTAGCAAAAGTATTGCCGCCAGAAGGCGCAAAGCCAAAGTTGAACAAACAAGAGGCTTTAGAGGCCTCTAATCGGGCCGTGGTTGAACGATTGTTGAAAAAGGAGGGGTTGGTATGAACCAAAGTCAAAAAGGCGATTTTTACGCCCTTATTGCTGACGTGCTTGGTTACTGGAAACAAGCCGTAAGCGAATTCGCTTTGAACGTCTGGTGGAACGGATGTCAGGGTTACGAGTTTGATCAAGTATCACGGGCTTTGAGTAACCATGCAACTGATCCAGATAAGGGCCAATTTGCTCCAAAAGTTGCAGACATTGTGCGGATTCTTGGCGGCACAAAAACAGATAGAAGTTTGCGTGAGTGGGGTCGAGTGCATGAGGCAATGGGTCGTGTTGGAGCTTACCAGGATGTTGATTTTGGTGATCCTGCTACTCATGCTGCAATCCGTGACATGGGTGGATGGCCTAAGTTGTGCAGAACTGAAATGGATCAATTGAGCTATTTACAACATAGGTTTTGCGAGCTTTACAAAGCACATGATGGCTCTTGCTCTGAGCTTATTTCTTTGATGGGTGATCGTTCGCCTGATGAGATGTATAGAAAGCGAGGATTGCCATTGCCAATGCCTGTAATGATTCAAGGCGGAAATCCATCAAAGATTGCACAAACGCCATCGTTGCAATCTGAAATTGCAAAAGCATTGGAGTACAAATGATGAACAGACAAGGCATCATTCGCATGGCGCGGGAGGCTGGGTTTCATGTTGGAGATCAGTTTGTCGCCGGAGCAAGTCATGACGATCTTGAACGCTTCGCCGCCATTGTCGCTGACGCTGAAGCCAAGCGCATTTATGAAGAAGGCATGGTGACTGTTGGGCATATGCGTGAGCAGATTCTGGCCGAGCGAGAAGCCTGTGCTCAGCTGTGTGATGAAATTGAAGACTCACATGGGTGGTCGCCAACTTGCGCTAGAGCCATTCGATCAATGGGACAAGCATGACACACGAAAAAGCAATGCAAATCCTGGACAAAGTACGTGAAGGAATCGCTTATCCACAACATATCATTGATGAGGCACTAAGGTTAACTGGTGACTTGGACTAAGGGTTTTTACGAATGGCATACGACAGAAAACAGCGATCTAATGACGGTGACAGATACCAAATTGAACTTGGTGAAGCGCGACTCTTGTATGGAACTTGGCAAGCAACAAAGCAAAGCGTTTTAACCAAAGAGCGAATTGAGTATTTGGAAAGGCGCTTGGGATATGGTTCATCGCAGCGCATACGACAACTGATGCACAAACTACGAACAGGAAAATTGGAATGAAATATGAACTTGTAAAAACTGACACAAAACAAATTGCAGGAAAAACGCTTTATCGCATAAGAGCATTGATTACAATTGGATCATTTATATCCGTTGGTGATTTAGGCGGATACGTTGAATACGAAGAAAATTTGTCTCAGTTTGGCGATGCTTGGGTGTATGGCAATGCTCGGGTGTATGGCAATGCTCGGGTGTATGGCGATGCTTTTGTGTATGGCGATGCTTGGGTGTATGGCAATGCTCGGGTGTATGGCAATGCTCGGGTGTATGGCAATGCTCGGGTGTATGGCAATGCTTGGGTGTCTGGCAATGCTTGGGTGTCTGGCAATGCTTTGGTGTCTGGCAATGCTCAGGTGGAAAGCTATAAGGCGTGGCTATTGATTGGCCCTGCGAAATCATCGGGTCGATTTACAACGGCATTTATTGATAAAAATATTGGTGTTCGGGTTGTTTGCGGATGTTTTTCAGGTTCTGTTCTTGAGTTTTCGCAACAGATTGAAAAGACTCACTCAAACGATAAAGAAGCATTGGAGCAATACCGATTGTTCTGTCAATTAATTGCTTTTAATTTTGAGGTGCAAGCATGAGCCAAGGCGATATGTGGATGACAAAAGATGGCCGCAAAGGTCTTGAGATTCGCCGCAATGACAAAGAACTGCTGTTGTCATTGATGCGTGATGACTGGCCGTGGCCTGATTTTCCAGTGTGGTTTAAGAAGTCTGATTGCACTAAGCAGCCAAGTCGCTATCACGGCAATCAAGTTCTGGAAGAAGTCGGTGAGACTTTGCTGTGAAACAAGTCATTGGAATTGACCCAGGAGTCAACACGGGGACTGCTTTTTACACAAATGGAAAATTGCTTCTTTTACAAACCATTGAGCCAATTGACATCCAGTCATTCATCTTGACAAGTGAGGCTGATTTGATAGTGTTTGAAGACAGCCGATTGCAAAGCAAAGTGTGGATTCCGTCTGGAAATAAAGCTGTTGCAAACAACATTGCAAGAAAAATTGGTCAGGTTGATGCTCTTTGTTCAATCATCCAAGAAACTTGTGAACGCTATGACATCAAATATATGCGCGTAAGCCCAAAAGCAAAAGGCGCAAAGATGAAAGCTGAGCCGTTCAATGAGTTGACTGGATGGTCTGGAAAGTCAAACCAACATGAACGTGATGCGGCAATAGTGGCTTGGCAGTTAAGAGGCTAATGTGAAAGTTACCCTATACAACGCACAACAGGCGCACACAGTCCTGAAAGATGTTTGGGCAAAGGCCAAGCCTTACCTGATGGCTGGAAACAAGCTGGTGCTGACGATTGAAGAACAAAAGCGAAGTGCAGAGCAAAACGCTTTGATGTGGAGCGTATTGTCTGATCTGTCAAAGCAGGTCAAATGGCATGGTGAAACACTGACGAAAGAAGAATTCAAAGATTTGCTGACTGCTGGACTGAAAAAACAGCGAGCTATTCCAGGCATTGATGGAGGATTTGTTGTACTTGGCTCGTCAACCAGCAAGATGACAAAGCAAGAAATGTCGGACTTGATAACATTGGCTCACGCATTTGGTGACGAGCGTGGCGTGAAATGGTCGCCTACAAGCATTGGTGAACAAAATGACCAAGGATGAGAAAGCCCATAAGAACGCAGTTGCTCAGTTAGGCTGCGCTCTTTGCCATCACTTACATGGTGACCATGATCCAGCGCCCGTTGAACTTCACCACTTAAGAGCCGGAGGATGGGGCAAGGGAGATTACAAAACGCTGATCCCACTTTGCGCTGAACATCATCGAGGCAATACTGGTGTTCATGGACTTGGCACAAAAGGCTTTGTCAAACACTACGGCATCACACAACAAGAATTGCTTGATTGGACGCTTATAAGGGTTTGTCCTAATACAAATCTGTAGCGAAGTGGCACACAATAGAGGCTCACTAACCAAGGAACTGTATGACTCAATACGAATTCTTCACCACACTGAACGGCGCACCAATCACCGTTTATCTCAAAGTTCTGACTGAAACTGACGAAGGCGGAACGCACACTGAACTTGGCCTTGAATCTGTTTTCTTTGATGGAACAGACATCACGCCAGTTCTTTCTAAAGAAACACAAATCGAACTCGAAATGGAAGCTGAACTAGGCTTTTGGGAATCTGCATGGGAGTCTCTAAATGGCTACTAATTTTCAAAGAAAAAACCCTTTTGTTAAGGGTTACACATTCACAGCAAAACCTGAAGTTCCAAAAAAATCCAAAGGAACAACTGGACTTGATAGTGAATTCACCAGACTGATCTCAAGCGATGAAGCCTTGGTGATTCCTGAAGACGACTTTGACAAAGTAAGACGAACATTTGATCGGTTTTGCAAAAATAATCAAATCACTGGTGAATACAGCTTTCGCAGAAGGAAAGACCATCGTTTGAAGACTTACACAATCTGGCTGGACAAAAAATGAACATCACGATCTACACTAAAAGCGGCTGTCCCAATTGCGTGACAGCAAAGAAATTGATGAAATCTAAGTCTTTGAACTACACAGAGTATTGGATAGATTCCAGTCATTTGGCTGAACAAAAGATGAAAGATGCCAACATCCGTCAGATGCCAGCCATTTACATTAACGATCAGTTTGTCGGCGGTCTGGCAGGACTGCAAGCAGCATTGAAGCAGGTGGGGCTATGAAGTTTATTCCACATGCGTTCAGAAGCGACACGGTTGAGTTCACGTGGCTCGACCTACTGAAGTTGGCGCTTGGCCGAGAACTAAAGGCGGGCGCACTTGTTGCAAGGAGAAAGAAATGAAAAACACCATAGACATGGCTCGTGAGTCTGGTTTTTGGCTTGATGGTGCAAACCAAGCAATGCCTATGTGGGTTGTCAAGCCTGAAGAACTCAAAGCCTTTGAAGCTCTTGTTCGTGCTGATGAACGTGAGGCGTGTGCAAAGGTCTGTGATGGAGAGTCAAACAACTTTGGTGGTGTTGCCGAAGGGCCATTCGTTACAGACTTTGGTAAACACACACACATGAGTATGGCCGCTGGAGCACAAAATTGTGCCGCTGCTATTCGAGCAAGGGAGAACACATGAGCACCGAAAAAATATCGCTAGAGGTCGCCATCGAAGTGGTGCTGCGCAACGGACCCAACTTTGAGTTACTTGCGGGTCTTTGCAAAATGGCTGTTGAGGCCGAACGTGAGGCATGTGCAGAAGTGGCTGATTACATGGCTGGCAGATGCAAGCATCCAGATGAGATTGCTGATGCCATCCGAGCAAGAGGAGAAACCAAATGACCAAAGACGAAGCACTTGCCTTAGCGCTGGAGGCGTTGGAAAATGAGTTGGCTGTTGATATGACCAATCTTGATGAGGTTGATAAAGCCGCACAACAAATGCTTGAGGCTATTTGGGCCATCAAGCAAGCCCTTGCATCACCTGTGCAGGAACCTGTGGCAACTGTCAAGGAATCCTTGCAGGTTGAGCAGTTGCTTAACGACATGTTGGACACTTTGCCGTACAACTCGCCGGATTACTGGATTGGCCGCATCAAAGAGGTTCTAGCCCTCTACACCACCACACCCGCAGCACCTGTGCAGAAGCCTTTGTTTGCAGACATCATTGCCAAGCACCCAGGCTTGGTTGAAGAACTGAAGGCGATGGACGCATCACCTGTGCAGGATGAGGATTTGTATGACCTTGCTGTAAAGGCAGATAACGGAGGCCAACCGTGACTTACAAACAACTACTGGAGCAGGCGCTGGAGGCGTTGGAGACTGGACAAAATCATGGCATTGCAATTGACAAGTTGCGCCGCGCCCTTGCAGCACCTGTGCAGGAGCCTTTGAGTATTCGCAGCAGCAAAGATATGAGCGATGCTGATTGGGATGAGGTTCTTGGAGTAAAGCCACCCGCAGCACAGCCAGCACCTGTGCATGAATCTATTGAAGACTTTAAAAAACGCCTTGCCTCAGCTATTGACGCAATGCCTTTTGGAGATACAGCAGCCAGCTTTGCAGTGTTTATTAGGAATTTCAAATGAGAAAGTCGTGCAAACGTAAGGTTTACGCACTTGTAAACCCTATTTCAATGGCTATTGAAGGCGCTTGCGTTACTGACGAACAACGCCTGGAGCAACTTGCAAGCCGTGAACTTCAGGCAATCAAAGACATGACAACAGGGAAAGGCACACTAAGAACTTGGCAAGACCTTGTTGATATGAATAACGTCTGTCAGACAATGGGACGTAACGGAATTGGCCCTGAGTGCCTAGTGGACTGCATGATGGCCGAATTGGAGCTTAAATCAGCCGCCAAACGCTACGAGAAGACCAAAAAGATGGGATTGACAGCTCAAGGCATCAAGTCAATCAAAGAAGTCCATGAATGGCACAATCTCCAGCGAAAGAGCATTAGCCGATCAGAATACGAAGCCCAAATAAAAATGACCCTGAGCAAGTTACGCTCAAGGTCAAAAGAAGTTGAAGTGTTGAATTAAATCAGCACATCAAACCAGGCAAGTGCAAATCCCGCCAGAACGATACCTAATCCAATGGCGAGTGTCAAATCAGCAAATTTCTCTTTAGTCATACGATTCCTTGGTTGTTGATGGCTCAATTATCAAGCTATTTGCAAAAAAAGCATCAGTACAAACCCCAGTACACAATTGGTTAAAAGTATGATATGTTGTAAAATGATGCCAACTGGAGAACACTATGGCTGGTTTGTTGGATTCAGGCGCTGAAATCGCCATCGAAATCAAGGCTCAAGAGGAGTCTAATGATCTTGACGCGCAAGAAGTCATGAAAAACCGTGATTTCGTCAAGAAGTATTGGATGCTTGGCCCTGAAAAAACTCAACAGCCGAACTCTGAATACTGGCGTAAGCTGGCAACTGTCTGGCGTATCAGCCCAGATCAAGCCAAGCGCAATCTGTGCGCAAACTGCGAATACTTCAACGACAGCCCTGATATGCTAGCTCAGATGGAACAAATCCCTGAAGACGCATATGATAAAGACGGTGGCGGTCGTGGCTGGTGTAATAAATTTGATTTCATTTGCCATAATTTGCGTACTTGCAAGGCATGGGAACGTGCTGACGTAAAAGTCGAAGAAGGCGAAGACTACTCTAACGGGGGAAGCTATGATGAAAACGAAGCTGAATAAAGTCGGTCAAGCCAAAGTTGGCAAGGTCATGGGCGAATTCAAAGACAAGGGTTTGCACTCCGGTAAGGGTGGCCCTGTGGTCAAGGATCGTCAGCAAGCTCTGGCAATTGCTATGTCGGAAGCTGCCAAAAAAATGGGCAAGTACAAGGGGAAATAAGATGGCTGATGGAATTCGCGCAACTCCGATGCAGTACCCCACTCTTGGGTTGCTGTCTGAAAAACTGAAAAAAGCTCAACAGTTTGCAGCGAATCCATTTGGCTATTCAAATCCTCCAGTAGATATGCTGATGAACCTTTTAGGGGTTCCAGCCGTACAGCAGACAATGGAGCGTATTGCATACGGTGAGCCTTTGACTACTGGCAAGGGCATGACAACTCAAGTTCGTCCAGAAGCTGTTGAAGCCGCTATGACGCTGTTGCCTGCCGCTGGAACCGTTGGAAAAGCTGCTGAACGTGGTGCAATGGCTGCTGGTCGTGCTGGCGAGCGATATGCCGAAAAGGTTGTTCCTCAGATCATGGAGCGTGGCGGGATGCCTGCCAGTTTGTTAGAGGCAATGGCTACAAACACTACAAGTAAGATGTTTGTGCCAGCAACGGCAGATGAAGCATATATGGCCTCGCAGATGCTGAAGAAAAAGACTCCACAAGAGGTTTGGCAAGAAATTGGAATTCTTAAGGGTCCTGATGGAGAATTTCGCAAAGAATTGAGCGACAAATTGTCAACAGTTAAAGGTTCTGGTGAATTTGGAAAAACAATAATGGGTGCTTATGAGCGTGGCTCCAAAGAAACTGGAGATCAGCTATATAAAACAACCGTTAAAGATGTTTTGTCTCACAATGAATTGGAGAAAGCATATCCTGAGTTAATGTCTATTGAAACACAAATGATGCCAAAAGACATAACAGCTAGAGGATCGTTGCTTGGGACAAGCGAAGGTCAAGTTCTACGAGTACGAGAAGATTTGCCATCTAACGATGCAAGATCAACAATGCTTCATGAGCTGCAACACGCAATTCAGGAAAAAGAAGGATTTGCTGCTGGTGGAAATGTCCGTGATTTTGCAAAAATGCGAGATGAAGCAAACAACAAAATTACTGAATTGAATGATCAAATGAGAAGCATAGTCCGAGTAATGGATAATCCAGCTACAACTCAGCAAGAAAAGGTATTGCTTAGAAACCAATACGAAGATTTGATTAATGAGCGTCAATCATTGGTAAGTGCTGCACAGATTGATCCAAACCAAGCATATGGTCATTTGATGGGTGAAGCTGAAGCAAGACTGACTCAGCGCCGTATGGACTTGACTCCTGAAGAACGTAAAAAGTATTTCCCATTTGAGTACACTGGAGAAACGGGATATGGCTTAGACGTATATCCTGAGAATTTGATTCATATGACTCCAGAAGGTACAATTCTCAAACGAGGTCTTCTAGGCCAGTAATAATCCGCAGATGTAAGTCTGCACTAACTTGACCAACCTACGGGAGTCAAAACAAAATGAATAAATTACGGCAAGAAAGCCCAGAGTTTCAAGCTCGCAAAGGCAGAGGAAGGCCTCCAGGTGCGCTTAATAAGGCCACCAAGACGTTTAGAGAGACAGTTAGTAGGTTGCTAGAGGATAACGCTGAAAACGTCTCTAAATGGCTCACAGAGGTTGCCGAAGGAAGTGTCGAGAAAGAACTGAAAGCAGACCCTAAAGCTGCTTTGACACTTCTGGCTCAAATGGCTGAATACGCTACTCCAAAACTCAATCGCACTGAGGTAACTGGAGATGGTGGTGGGCCAGTTGAAGTTACTGGTATCACGATCAATCTGAAAAAGCCTAATGAATCTTGAACTAGATTTCCCTGAAAAACTGGGATTCTTGTTTGAGCCTCATCGTTACAAGATCCTCTACGGTGGTAGGGGGTCTGGTAAGTCTTGGGCTGCTGCAAGAGCTTTGATTGCTTTGGCTGTTCAAAAGCCTACTAGGGTTCTATGCGCTCGTGAGCTTCAGAACTCGATCTCAGACTCTGTTATTGCTTTGCTGTCAGACCAGATCAATGCAATGGGTCTTGAATCGTTCTTTGATGTCCAGCGTACTGCTATCTACGGAAAGAATGGTTCTGAGTTCAGTTTTGCAGGTCTAAAACACAATGTCACATCGATCAAGTCGTTTGAGGGTGTTGACATTTGCTGGATCGAAGAAGGTCAAGCGGTGTCTAAGGTGTCTTGGGAAACTCTTATTCCTACGATTCGCAAGCCTGGTTCTGAGATTTGGGTGACGTTTAACCCTGATTTGGATACAGACGAGACTTACAAGCGGTTTGTTGTCAATCCTCCACCAAGCGCAAAGGTTGCCAAAGTTAACTGGTCTGACAATCCTTGGTTTCCTGATGTTCTAAAAGAGGAACTGGAAGACCTGAAGGCTAAGAACATGGATTCTTACCTGAACGTCTGGGAAGGACATACCCGCCAGATGCTTGACGGTGCTGTGTATGCTAACGAACTGCGCAAGGCTCAGGAAGACAACCGCATTCGTGAGCTGATTATCGACAAGTCAATCCCTGTCCAAACTTTCTGGGACTTGGGATGGGCGGATATGACTTCAATCTGGTTCGTCCAGGTTATTGCTGGCGGTGAAGTTCGGGTGATTGATTTCTACCAAAACTGCCAGAAAACCATTGACCACTACGCTCAAGTATTACAGGACAAGGGGTATATCTACAAGGATTGGTGGCTCCCTCACGATGCTGAGAACAAGAATATGACTGGTAAATCGGTCAAGGATATTCTTGAAGGCATGGGTAAACCAGTCAGAATCACGCCTAAATTGTCCATTGCTGACGGTATTAACGCAGCTCGGACATTATTGGGACGATGCTTTATTGACGCTACAAAATGCGCTGATGGGCTTCAAAACCTGCGGCATTATCGGTATGACGTTGACCCTAATACCAAGATGTTCAGCAATAAACCACTTCACGATCAGCACTCACACGCTGCTGATGCATGGCGCTATGTGGCCGTTGGATTGGATGAAAACACTGGTTCATGGGGCAAATCTATCAACAAACCAGCAAAATGGGTGGTCTAAATGTTCATGATGAAACAAGGCGATATTACAAACGCAAAACGGGTTAATGATCTT